AGCACACGTACACGTTGATCGACACACCAGAGTGTGGAAGCCATCAGACAAATTGGGCTACTGATTGACGGAGATAGACTGTTGGCTGTCGAAAAACTGCACATTACACATAAAAACCGTATGCACCAGGAACGAAGCAACGGGTATTATGCGGTAAAGCGTATATTTTGTGAATATACGGTATAGCGTATAAGATGTCGACGTAGGTTGGGAAAGGTCAGAGCCCATTGTGTAGCAGAAAATTACCTACTTCCAAGTCTCGGCTGTGACGAACTCACATGAAATTTGAGACAGGCTGGAACCGTAACTGGTTCCGTCTGACTAAAACAATCTACATGAAACGTAAGTGCTTCGCACTTAATATTAATAACGAAGTGTTTAGTTTGAGCGTAAGCGAAAACTTGTATTAGCGTAGCTAATACACTTAATGTAAATCAGGATCACGTCCTAAACCTTTAACAGTATAGCGTTCTTCCTTTACAATGGTATAAGATTTAGTTGGATCTTGTGATTGCATAACACTGATATATGTGTGTGCATCTTCTTCAGATCCAAACTCTTCAACTTTGTCATTATCATAAACAATATAAACTGATCTCATGGTAGATTATTTAATTTGATCGTATCAGTATAAATACAAGCAGTTAATTTAAAGGATGTCAAAATGGAAATTTTGGAAATTATTACAGAATCTAAAGTAGATGAAGCACCAGCGGGACTGTTAAAACGTGCAGGCACTGCTGTTATGGCTAAACTAGGTAGCAAGACGGCAAAAACAGCACAGGTATTGCAAAGAGAAATGAATGCAATGAAGAAAGAATTTGTTGCTTTCTACAAAAACGTACCTGGTGGTAAGCCAACACTAGAACTATTAGTTCAATACTTACAACAAAAAGGTTATCCTGTAAAAAATCCAAATCAATTAACTGCAATGATGAAAGCTGCACAAAAAACAGCTGGTAAATTAAAGCGTAACGATCCTAACGCAGGTGCTATTACACCTGGAGGTGCGCAAAAAGCAGATCCTAATGCACCACAACAGGGCGAACTATTCCAAAGTATCCAGTTTGAAAGCCTAACAGAAGCTACTGTACTAAAAGGCGCACAAATTGATGCTATTCTCAAGTATATTGTACAAAGAGGCTTCCAAAAAGGTGCAACAAAAAGCGGAACATTCAAAAAATCAGCTTTTGGATACAATAGAGGACGTGGCGGAACTACTGCTGCACCAGCTAAGAAAGATGATATACAAACTGCTATTAATACACTTGCAGCCGCAGGTTACAAAGTAACCAAAGGCAAGTAATTAAAAGAATGGAAGACCACTTTTCTTTGTGGTCTCTAAATTATCTTTAATAATACTATTAATTATTTCTCTATCTTCAGGAGCTAACAAAAACCCTTCTGTAATAGATATAGCACCTCTCATATACCAAATAATTTTCAATATACTGTCTTTGATTTGTTTGATTTCATTATCATACATTTCAACTTCGTGCAATATCTGGTCAAGAGGCAGGCTTACGATCTTTGCGCGAAAAAATTTGATGGGTCCATAAGTATAGGAATGGTATATTGGTCTTGTGCACCAGCTTCTTTTTCTTCTGGTGTAGCAGTAAACTCAAAGGGTTGTACGGCAAACTTTTTTCTTTCTTCTTCAAGACTAGAAAATACAGCATCGTAGAATTTTTTGTCAGCATTTTCAATAAACTCGTTGATATGACGTCTATCACTAACTATATCTTCTCCAACTTGTATAGAATGAATACTGTCTATTACCATACGAACATTTAATTCTGTAAGTTTCTTAAATGCATCTTGGAAAGCCTTGTTTTTTTGACTGTCTGATAAGGTATTATCGTTTACAATAGAGAAAATGCGCTGTTCTTCAAAGGTAGCTAAACTATTCTTGGTATATTCTTGATAGTTCATAGGTTTGATGTTGAGTGTTAGTTCATCAACTTTGATTTCTGTGTTATATGTCTGGCTTAACATTAGATCTAGTAGTTTACGTAGGTCTACAGTAAAGTCTTTTTCCATATCTGTGCCTGGAACAGTAGTTTTCATGTCCATAGTTTCACCATAGGTGGCTATTTTCATTGCTATGAACACAGCATCTAAATCAATAGAAGGCATCTTCCATGGATCTTTGAGATTTGGCATACAACTTTTGATTACATCCACAGTTGCTTGACCATTCATAAGTCCATCAGCAGTTCTCATGGTAATTTCATCTTTGGCTGTCATAGCATATACAGGATACTCACCATTTTCAGGAATATCAATACTACCAACTTCCCAAAAATTTCCGTTTGAAGGTAGTTTAATATAGATTTTTGGTTGTCTAAAATAACCCTGTAAAGGATTAGACTGTCCTTGTATTGTGTTTTGCACTTTTTTCTCCGATAAATAAGTTATAACATTATTTACTACAAGTATTTATATGCGCACTTAATTAGGATTTTGATATATGGCTCAAAAAGTATCTGGCACATGGGGCGGGGAAGATATTACCCTTAATAATGCAGCCTCTGAAGCTACGCTTGCAAAATTACTAGCTACTACAAAAGAAATGGCACGTCTACGTAATGTAGATATGAGTAATCTTGAAGCAAAGCTAAAGAATCTAGGTAACGAAGCTGACGAAACATCAGACGCACTAGATGATTTAGAAGATAGTTCATACGGCGCAGCCGGTGCTTTAGCTAAATTTGGCGGCGCACTAAGCATGTTAGTGTCTGGGGTTAATTCACTTGGACACTTTGCCGCTAATGTAACTGCTCTTGGTGCGTCTATGGCGACGACACAGTATCAGTTTAGAGATCTAAGTGAAGCTCTAGAAGACAGCAGCTTTAATATCCTAGGGCTAGGCACTTTGCTGAATACTCTTGTGAAACTGGTATATGTAAATCTAGATGGATTTGAACAACTGTCAAGAAGTGGCATTGTGCTTGGTGATAGATTTGAAAATCTTAACAAGTATAGTGCAGATTTTGGAGTTAGTCTAAGTACTTTTGCAGATATACTTGGAGCAAATACAGAAGCACTAGCAATGCTAGGAGGTGCTAGTTCAGGTGCAAGAAAATTTATAGATTCACTTGGTGGTTCAACTGGCGCTACTGCAATGGAATTAAGAACACTAGGTTTGAGCTACGAAGAAATGCTACAAACCCAAATAGACTTCTTTGTTCTTGAAAGGAGAAGATTCTTAGCTGCAGGAGCTGATACTGCACTACTAGCACAAGAATCAAAAGCCTATGCAAGATCTTTAAAGGCACTGTCGGAACTAACTGGAGAACAAACAGATAGTATTAGGCAAGAAGTTGAAAAAACAAGACTAACAGGAGCATTTGAAACTTTCTTGCAAGGTATTGAAGATCCAGAAGTAAGAGAACGTATAAGGATGACCAAAGTTTATTTGGATCAGACTGAGGGAGAAGCAGCAGGACTAGCATTTATAGCCAAACAGGTTGGTGCACCTATGCCTGAAATTGCAAGATTTAGAACCGCAGTATTTCCTAGATTTACACAGATTATAGAAGAATCTTCAGACCTTGCTAATACTAGCAATTTAAAAGATGAAGAATATGTCAAGCAACTGGACAAAAGAAACAGAGATATAACGAAGAGTTTTGCTGGCGAATATCAGGCAATGTCAGGATTTTTCACTACCCTGCAACTGTTTGGTAATAACCAAGACATTGTTCAAGAGTTTAATGCAACCAACAGAAAAGTTGTAGATGCAGGTGCGATACTACAAGATGTGACTGGCAAATCCGGCGAATCCATACTGAGTTTAGATGAATCATTGCGTAAATTTAGAGCATTTATGGCAGAAATGACTGTGAAATTTTTTGGAAACGATAAAGTTATAAAAGGTATGCAAACATTTGCTGACCTTGTTGCTAGTTTCGTTGAAACTTTACCTGCTACTGTTGAATTCTATAATCCTTTTGATGATAAAGGCAGACAGAGAATCATAAACAGATTCTTAGAAATCTTTGACTTATTACAAATTGCAATTCTAAAGTCAATTAATAGTACATGGATTGGTGGTGCGTTTGTTGACAATAGTAAGTTAGCAGAATTAGAAGCAAATTACAATGCAAATATGGATGTAGGCGGCCGCGGCGAAGGAGAAGCCAAACGAATACAAGGTATAATGGATAGTTTGCAAGGTAATGGACCTGCAGAATCAAGCGACGCATATATGCAAGGTTACAATCTTGCACAAAAAAATCTGCAAAGTGTATTAAGTGACGGAGGTCTAACGCAAGGAATAACTATATCATCAGCCGGTGGCCGTTCTGCCACATATACCGTAGATGAATTAAAAACTTTAGAAAGTAAGCTCGATGCATTGGCAGATGAAAATCAAATCACAGGTAGTTTAAAAGCCATAATACTAGGCGCAATTAAAGAATCAATGGGCGAAAGCAAAGCATTTGAAACGGAAATCGGTGACGGATATAACTACAGTTCAACTACAACGGGTAAAATTAGAGAAGTAGACTTAGCAAGATTACTTCAAATAATGATAGCAGAACAAAAACGTCTACGTGCAGCAGTAGAAGACAACAATTAATCTTAAAGGTTGACAGTGCCCGCTAAATACACTATAATAAACGTTTATAAGAGAAAAGAATGAGTTGGAAAAAATATTTCACTCCTGTACAAACAGGAAATAATACAAACGGTAGTTACTCAGCAATGGGATCTATGAAAGGATCTGCCAGTGCTGGTCCTGCTAGATCAAATTATTCAAGTTATCTGCCTGACGTATACACAGGTACGCCTAATAGAATTGAGCGTTACGGTCAATACAACACTATGGACCTTGACAGTGAAATAAATGCTGCACTAGATATCCTTGCAGAGTTTTGCACACAGCGTAATCAGCAAAACAATACTTCTTTTTCTATGAAATTCAACAAACAAGCTACTAGTAGTGAAGTTAACATTATTAGCCAATACCTACAGCAATGGTATAAACTACAAAATTTTGAAACTAGAATGTTTAGGATATTACGCAATACCTTTAAGTATGGTGATGCATTGTTCATTAGAGATCCTGAAACAAAAAAATGGTATCATGTAGATCCCTCAAAAGTTACAAAAATTATTGTTAACGAAAGTGAAGGAAAAATTCCTGAACAGTATGTGATCAAAGACTTTAATTTAAACTTTAAAGAAATGGTTGCAACTACTCCGCTACAAACTACAGGTAATGTTACAGGCGGCGGAAGCGGTTATCTTACGGGCGGCGTTCGAGGAATGGTTGGAAACAGTCCACAAAGCACAGGCACACGATTCAATCAAGAAGAAGGTGAAATAGCAGTTGATGCAGAACATGTGGTACACTTATCACTATCAGAAGGGCTTGATAACAATTATCCATTCGGTAATAGTCTGCTAGAAACTGTTTTCAAAGTTTACAAACAAAAAGAATTACTAGAAGATGCAATTATCATTTACCGTGTACAACGTGCTCCAGAACGTAGAGTATTCTATATCGATGTAGGTAATATGCCAAGTCACCTTGCTATGCAATTTGTAGAAAGAGTGAAAACAGAAATACATCAGCGCCGTATTCCAAGTGCAACTGGTGGCGGAACTAATGTTATAGATAGTTCGTATAATCCACTTTCAATCAACGAAGATTACTTCTTCCCACAAACAGCAGAAGGTAGAGGTTCAAAGGTTGACACACTACCAGGTGGTACTAACCTAGGAGAAATTGATGATCTTAAATACTTTACTAATAAACTCGTTCGTGGTCTCCGTATACCAAGTTCATACTTACCTACTGGCGCAGACGATTCAGCAGCACAATATAATGATGGTCGAGTCGGTACTGCATACATTCAAGAATTAAGATTCAACACCTATTGCGAACGGTTACAAAATTTATTAATTGAAGAATTTAATCAAGAGTTTAAACGTTACCTATTAGAAAAGGGTGTAAACATTGATACTTCTTTATTTGATCTAAAGTTCCATCCTCCGCAAAACTTTGCCGCATATAGACAAAGTGAAATTGATAATGCACGTATTCCAACATTTACACAAATGGCAGGAATACCTTACATGTCAAATCGTTTTGCAATGAAACGCTACTTAGGATTAAGCGAAGAAGAAATTGCAGAGAATGAACGTCTGTGGAGAGAAGAAAACGGAGATATACTACCTCAACCTGTTGATACATCAGGCGAAATGCGTAGTGCAGGTATTAGCGGAGCAGGTATTTCAACAGATCTTGACACAGCAGATACTGAAGCAGATATAGACGTACCAGCAGAAGATGGTGGAGAAGCTACCGGACCAACGTCGGCTACTGACCAAGTACCACAGCCAACAGAAGAACCAACAGCATAAATAATAACATGATACTAAGAGAACTATATTATTACGATAAAGAAACTTTAGAACCTGTAGAAGACAAAGGTTTTGATCCTGAGTATGATCAATCAGTGATTAAAAAATCTGACAGTCGAAAAACACGTCTAACACTTCGTAGTATTAACCGCGTCCGCAAGGCTTCAGACAAACATCAAGAGGAGCAAACAAAAAATCTCAGTTTTGTAAAACAAATGTACGGGATTGCTGCTCAAGCTGAAGCCGGCGGGGTATAAATGGCCAAAGTAGATAAGTCTCAATACACTAAAGAACAATGGATAGCAGTAAGGCAACAAAGACGTGAAGCCAAACTGCGGCATCGGCAAGAAAAACTAATCGAATCGCAAACAAAAGAATTTGCAAAAGATGCCGCAGAAAATCCTATTACTCCACCATACAACGATTCGCAAAGAAATCAAAGAGCATTTGTTATAGGCAATGGTACTAGTCGTGCTAGTATAGATCTTGCAAAACTAAAGCAACACGGAGTTATGTATGGATGCAATGCTCTATATAGAGAGTTTGAACCCGATTACTTAATTGCTGTAGATACAAAAATGATAACAGAAATTAACCGAGCGGGTTGGCATAATACACATGAAGTATGGACTAATCCTAACAAGTCTATTTCTCAATTTAAAGGATTTAATTTTTTCAGACCTAGCAAAGGTTGGTCTAGCGGACCAACAGCATTATGGTTTGCAGCACAACACCATTATCCTGAAATTTATATTCTTGGTTTTGATTATAAAGGTATAGGCGAAAACAACAAGTTTGTGAATAACTTATATGCTGGTACTCTTAACTATAAAAGAACAAGAGACGGCGCAACATATTTTGGTAATTGGTTAAGACAAACTAGACAAGTTATAAAAGAAAACCCACAAAAAACATTCTATAGGGTAATAGCATCAGATAATTATCGTCCGCCTGAACTAAATAATTTTGGTAATTTGCAAACTATTATGGTCGAAGACTTTAAGAAAAAGTTTGGGTTGCCCCCGTCTTTATAAAAAACGGCTCGTTTTGAGCCTATTTCTACGCATATTTTCCCAATACATGTAAATACAATTGACAGCCTTACCATAGGTAATATATTTATAGGAGAAAATCATGGCAGATCGCAATAAATTTGAAGAAATGCTTGAGCGCCTAATCAATGAAGATAAAGAAGGTGCTGAAGAGCTATTCCACGAGATTGTGGTAGAAAAATCAAGAGACATTTATGAAGGTCTTCTAGAAAATGATCTAGATGACGAAGAAGTTGACGAAGCAACTGACGAAGAAGTTGATGAGTCAGACGACGAAGAAGTTGATGAAGCAACTGACGAAGAAGTTGATGAGTCAGACGACGAAGAAGTTGATGAAGGTTTCGACCTAGACGAATTTGAAGTTGAAGCAGATGATGAGCCAGAAATGGACATG